AGAGCAACGACGAGTTGCATGATCGGAGGAATCAGCGGCATGACCGCCTGCACCAGCGCGAGGAACGCCGTAACAACTCCGTCGAGCACCGGACCCAGCGCAGCAATAACCGGCATGAGAGCGGAGCCCAGTTGCGCGATGATCGGCCCAAGTGCCTGTAGCAGCTTGGAAATTACCGGTCCAGCGAACTGGAGTATCTGCCCGAGGAGCTGACCCAGCACCGGAAGGATTCCGCCAATGGCGCCGAAGAATGAACTCAGCACTCCCCCGGCCTGCCCGATTCCGCTGGACAGTCCGCTGAAGAGTCCGCCGAGACCCTGCCCCAGTGAGCCGAGACCCTGCGCGAGCCCATCAACCACGGGACCCGCATTCTTCATGACAGCCTGAAAGCCGGGCATGATGCCCTTGACCAGCTCACCAAGACCAGCCACAAGGGGCTGAATCATCGGCGCAGCCTGCTTGAACATGTCCCCCAGGGCAGGGGCGATACTGTCGAAGATGCCGCCTAGCTGCTTGGCTGCGTCAGCGAGGGGCTTGACCAGTGGCTGAGCGAGACTCTGCATGGTCTTGGAAACGTGATCCTTGAGCCCAGAGAACGCGCTCTGAACCTGCTTGTTCTGTGCGGCAGCAGCCACACCCATACCGACCATCGCCAGAGGTACAGCAGCGATGGCACCAGCCGCAGCGACTGCACCACCCGCAATCCCTGCGAACCCCAGTAGCGCAGGCTTAACGCTCTTGCTCGCCACTGTACCCATCGAGCTGAAAGCGGAGCCCATGCGGGTCTGAATACTCGAAGCTACGCCAGAAATCCGGGGACCCAGCGAGCGGAACGCAGAGTCAACCCGGCGCCCCACCCGCTCAGCTTCAGTGCGGATCGTCTCAAGCCTGCGGGCTGCGGCGCGTACGCCCCGGTCCAGTCGGTCAGTGTCGATGCCGAGTGCCACAGTCAGCGAAGCGAGAGTGGCCACAGGACACCCCCTCTCGGTAGGTCACCTACGAATTTTCGTATGCGCGGACGTCGCCGCCCAAAGCAGAGTTCGTCTTCAAAACTTCCTGCCAGATTTCCTCTGGGGTCTTATCGCGCTTAAACCACACCGGGACAAAGTCCTTGGCCTTGAGCTTGGCGCCCTGCGCGTTGGCCACCGTGGCAGCGATGATGCCTGCCTGGTAGTCGGCGCGGAGACGCTCGTCAAGGGGGCCGGTCACCCGCTCGTACGCCATCCATTCGGTTAGTTCCCGGGAAGACGTACGGGCGAGCAACTCGGCTACAGGTATGCGCAGATGACTGGCAAGACGGAAGTAGAACTGTCGCTCTGGGCGGCCTACTAGTTTCCCGTCAGTTCCTCAACGTCATCGTCAGAGAGACCGGAGAGACGCGTAGCAACCTCGACCACGCGGGTAAGCGCCTGAGCGCTCTTCTCACCAAGTCGCTTGACCTCAGCATCAGAACGGAACAGCCGCTTGCCGTTCTCGTCCACCAGGCAGAACGCAGCGAGGCGGGCACGGTAGCGCTCAAGCGCCTTGTCCTTGTCAACGCCACTCATGTTGGCGTTCAACATGCCAGCCTCGAACCGGTCCCGATCGGTACCGTTCATGCCCTGGACGAGAACCGTACCGCCCCACTCCGGGACGTCGACAGGCTCACGCTGTAGGTCGTCAGCGCTCAGGATGTCGTCAGCGGAAAGGTACATCTACGTCACGCTCCGAAGGTGATAACAGGCTTGCCAGAAACCTTGAACTTCAGCTCAGCAGACATCTTGTCGTCCACGGGAGCTTCCTGAGAGAAACCGGTGAATACCAGCTTCAGCGCCCACTCACCCAGCGTGCCGGGGAACGTGAGCTTGTAATCGCGCGGCGATGCATCCTCGAAGTCAGCGATCATCGCGTCATGCTTGCGCGGGTCGTAGTTGACATTGATGGTGACCTCACCGGCGTCCTTGAGACCACCGATGAACTCTCGCCACCCGTTGGCCGAATCGTGGGCGGTGACGTCGTACGTCTCCCGCTCGATCTCCGGGCCGCTGAGGCTGGTCACGTTACCGATGGTGGTGAACGTGGGCGTTGGGGTTGCCATGTCGGACCGCTTCAGCGCGATACCGAAGGCGTCAACTCCAGACACGTGGTTACTCCTTCGTCATGTGTACGCGGTACTGCGCGTTGATATGCCGCACGTCCGGATCGGGGTCCGGTAGTACCTGGTGTTGGCTGTGCTTGATATAGACGTCCTTGAACCCGGACACGGTCAACGGCAGGCGATCAAGTGCAGCGTCAACGGCTGCGAACATGTCGTAGACCTCACCGTTACCAGGCGCCTTAGACCACACGTGGACGACGACCAGGGAGTTAAGCCCCTGCGCGTCGTGGCTGTCATCGGGGAATTCCGAGAACGAGCCGAACGAGACGTAGGGGAACGGCGCTGGTTCCGGCACCTCGTCGAACACCCGACCAGCGAGGGAAGGCGCAGCGTTCAGCTTGGCGAATAGCGCCGTCTGTAGTGGACGCAGACCAGTTGCCAAAAGTCGTCACCTTCCCAGGAATCGGGGCACCGAGCGCCGCAACTCGCGTTCGCCGGTACGTCGATGGATCTGAGCGGCAGGACCTAGGAACGGCTGATCGTCCATCTTGGACGTGCCCTTTTCCACGTAGTACGCATACTCGCGCGTCTTGCCTGCTTGGATCTGGACCCATGCCTTGCCTGAAGACGAATTGACCTTTGTCTCAATGGAGTCCCGTAGGGCGCCCGTTCGCACAGGCGCAAGGTCTTTAGCCGTCTTCTCAAGGTCATGGGCCCAGCGCTCAAGTGCCTCGTTGCGGGCAGCGTTCACACGGCGAGGTAGCAGGCGGAGCCTTGCAATCGCTGTCTTGAGCCCGCGCACGCTGGCACTCATGGTCAGCCGTTCTGAAGTACCGCCACGTTGACCGTAGTCACCGCGCTGTACGTGATGCTGGCTCGACCGGTCACCGGGTCCCGGTAGACGTTGGTCAGCGGGATGAAACCGTGCCCACCCGCAGGGACAGACAGGGCAGCGTCACCGATGGCCAGACCATCAATGGTGCCCGGAGTGACCACAGTGACAGTGATCGGCGAACCGCTACCGTTCGAGACGTGCAGCGAGAGGCCACCACCAACGGGGGCAGTGTCGCCACCCGCAGAGGCAGCAGCGTAGGTAGGTGCGGTACCGGCCAGGGCAACGCGCTGGGCAGCTAGGGAAGCCATACGGCAGAGTCCTTACTGTGAGGTCTGGCGAACCTTGCAGTCAGCCCGCAAGTAGGTGCCAGGTTCGGAAGGTTCGAACGTGGCCAGAACATCGAAGATCCGGCCAGGGGTTCGCAGTTCATCCCCCCGGCGTACTTGGGCGGAGGGAAGTAGATACACGACGTGGGAGAGATCCGCGCCGTTGGAGTCAGCAACCACGCGTTCAGTGGCGGAAGGCTGCGAGAAACGGGCGCGCACCGCATCAATTTTTGCGCGTGCGCTAGTCCATCCCCCCATGCCATCCGGCGTACGAACCTCACGCCACACCTCAGCGGACGTGTTCAGCATGCGAGCAATACGGCTCATAGGCTTCTCACCGTCACACCAGCGCCAGAGCCGAAGCGAGCGGCCAACCTGTCGCGCTGGAAGTCAGACAGTGCCATCGTGCCGGTTTCCGTGTCGGCGTACGTGACCGAGTAATCCCCGATCCGCTCAGACTTCACGCCGCGCGAGGATGTGTCACCGTTGCGCAGCGCCATCAGTTCCTGTCCCACCAGGCGACAGACCATGTCGACCACGTCAGCGGGAACCGTGGGCAACCCGTGCGTGTAGGTAACCGTGATCACGGTTTCCTCTTCAAAGCCACAGGAGCGCGTCAGAGCGCCTGACAGAAGCTTGTAGTCCGTGACTGCCACCCCATCCACCAAAACGGCTGAGACGGCCGTGACGGGCTGTCCTGGTAGCGCGAGGCGCGAACCCCTGCCTTCCAGCGTCACCGTGCTGGTGGTCTGGCTGATGGTGGAACCAGCGGCATCACGCACGATGGCGGAAGCAACGTCAAGGTAGGTGTTAACTGCCGTCGTCTCCGAAGGGTCGACAGTCACACCACGCGCGGTCAGATCAGCGATCGTGGCCAGCGGGGTAAGTGCCATCGTGCGCTACCTCATTCGGGAGTTTTGGCGGAGCGGCGAACTGGTCGCTTCACAGGCGCAGGCTCGGGCGCGTACTCGTACCCGCGCTTACCGTCCCCGACGAGACAGGCGGCTACGTCATCCGGAATTTCGTTGGGCACCCCGTTGGGGCCAATGACGATTGCCAAGGGTCAACCTCCAATGTTCAGTTGGGCCAGAGGGCCGCCCAGCGCCGAAGCACCAGGCGACCCATCA